GAACGTCAGGTCTTCGTTCAGCCCCTTGTCGTCATTCCGGAACCAGGGGCCGTCCGTTGCTCCGATCGCCTCGAGCACCCAGCGTTTCACCATCATCCCGGCGCTCCCGGCAGCCCAGATCTCGTGCAGACCCGACTGCGGAAGGTCGGTGTAGCCGACGTACTCGTCCTTCTCGTTCTGGTGTGAGTAGATCACCGGGTCATACGGCGGCGACCGCTTCAGACACACCGGCACGACGATGTCGACCTCCGGCCGGGCGAGCTCGTCGAGCAGCTTCCGGCAGAGATCGAAGTCCATGACGTGATCCGTGCCGAGGATCCACAACCACTCGCCGTGCATTCCGCGAACGATCGTGTTCATGTTCCCGACGATGTCGACGCTCTTCGTAGCGATGAGCTTCGAGTCGGGCGGCGTCTGGTGATGCAGGAGCGCCATCGCGAAATCGGCGTGCCATAGCTCGCCGCCGAGGACGCCGATGGTGCCGCTCACGCCTCGACGAGGTCGGCTTCGTCGGCCGGGATGAACGCGCCCGGGTTCGCCTTCACGGCCGGGTGGTTCTTGCTCACGATTTCGTTCGCCTTGAACGCGTACGGCGTCCCAGGATCCTCTGCCACGACGGGATCGTTGTCGGTGTCGAGGATCTCGACGAGGTCGCCCGTCCGCCGATCGCGAACCTGAATCCTCCGGTACTCGGCCGGCTGCCCACCGACGTTGATGATGATCGCCTCGCGGGCCACGACCATGCTCTTCGTGTTCCGTGTCATGTGGTTCCTCCTAGCGTTGTGGGGGCGGGCCGCTAGGTAGCCCGCCCCCGATCAGTCGCTGAGATTCAGCCCCAGCGGTGCTTCTTCTTCTCGGCCTGGTACTTCTCGCCGTGATCGAGAGCGGCCTCCACGTCCTTCGGCTTCACGTCCTCTCCGTCGAGGTTCCCCACCTCGGCGAGAGCCTTCCCGGACGGTGTCTCGTCCACGGCCTCGGTCTTCTTCGGCTTCTTCTCGTCGGCCATCTCTCACCTCACGCGAGTTTCAGGGTCCGGAACGCTGTGCGGTGCAAGACCTTCGACCCGACCCGCCAGTACGCGAACAAGCCGCGCTGGCCGGTCGGCAGGTTCCCCTGCCCCGCCCCGAAGATGTGCGGGATCGTCTCGATGTTCAAGCCGATCCGGTCGACGATCTTGAAGTACCGGCTGTAGTCGCCGATCACCCCGATCAGCTGCCCCGTGGTGAACGTCCCCGACTGAGCCGTCGCCTCGTAGACGCCCTTGCCGAGCAGGTCGGCGCCCATCCGGCCGTCCGTGAAGCTCTCCGGCACCGCTGCCGAGCGAAGCTGCAGGTTCTGCACCCACAGGTTCGCGCCACCGGAGGTGTCGAGCTGGCGGATCCGGTCGGCGACCGCGTTGTTGAGCGTCCAGACCGCGTTCTGGCGGAACCGCGGGCCGAGCGCGTTGTGGACTCCGTAGATGTCCGCGACGACGAGCGAGTTCGTGTTCGACGCCGTGAACACGGTCGTCGCGCCGGTGATGACTCCGAACGGCTCGTTCGTGCCCGAGCCGAGCGCGAACTTCGTCGCCTCGAGCACGTCCTTCGCGTCCTGCATCATCGCCGCCATCTCGGATGCGAACGAGCCCCAGTCCTGACCGATCTCGATCGAGAACGGCACGAACGCCCGCGCCATCTCCGTCGACACAGTCGGCTGAGCAAGCGTCGGCGCGTTGTCCGTCGTCGCCGCCGCCTCCGCCTGGAACGCCGCCGTGATCCCGTCCGACGAGACGCCGCGCCACTCGTCGACGCTGATCTGGATCACGTTCGAAACCGCGCGGTACGGGTTGATCGCACCGCTCGACGTCGGGATGACCGTCGGGTCGAGCACGAACGGGACGGCGAACCCGCCGGCGGTCGTCGTCAGCGACGCGGCACGGTAGAGCATCCCGTGCTCGCGCTCGGACAGCGGAGCTCCCGCCAGGTACTTCGAGAACGCCGCGCGGTACGCCGGCGCGCCCGTGCGCACGAAATGGAGCGCGACCTCCTTGCCGCGGCGATCACCGCCCTCACCGTCGCCCAGCAGCCGCTCGAGGTGCTCCTGTACGTCCTCCCGGTCGGCCCGCGTGTGCGGGAAGCGGGCACTCTCGACGGCGCGCAGCGCGCGGTCGTGCATGTCACGCTCCTCCACCGACGGGTCGTCCCACGAGCGCTTGACGGTCCCGAGATCCCAGATGTCCTCGCCGCGAGCAACGCCGCCGCGGTGGAACTGCGGCATCTCGACACGCTCGACGGCGCCCTCATGTCGAGCGCCCTCGGCGATCAGGGCCTCGCGCCGCTCGAGCTCGCCGAGGGTCTCCTCGCGGTCCTTGATGTCGGCGGTCAGCTGGTTGAACTCGCTGCGCTTCTCGTCGGAGAACCGCTGGCCGGCGTACTCGTCGTTCAGTTCCTGCCGGCGGGTCTTCAGATCGGCGATCTCGGTCGCGAGCTCGTCTTTGGTCCGCCTCTCTACAGCATCCACGATCGATCGTCCTCCTCAGGTCGCAAGTAGTCGTGGGCTGGCTGAGTGCGGCGGCTCTCAGCGGGAGCCTGCTGGTGAGGCTCCTCCCGCTCGGAGTGCGGCGGCTCATGCCGTTCGCCGGTGCCGTTGAGGAACTCGAGGAGGCGCACCGGATCCCCCAGGAGTTGCTTCGCAGCGATCTCGTCCGTCAGCGACCGGACGCGCGCCGTAGCGCCCGCGTACACCGGGAACGGCGTGATCGAGAACTCTTTGACCAGTGCTTCGCGGATCGTGTGTTCCGGCAGCCTCAGCGGGTTCTGCTCGCTCCGCTTCGGGAACCGGGCGCGATCCCACTTGATCGGCTCGAACCTGACCGAGCTCCCGTACAGGCCGCGGCGCAGCCCGGAGACGAGGAGCTTGGGGATGCCATCGAGCAGGGTCGCCCGGTAGTAGGCGCCGTCCGGCTCGTCCCGCAGCTCGTCTATGTCCGCGATCGTTTGCCGGCCGAGCACGTTGTCGAGGCCGTGCTCCCACATCGCGCGGATCTTCGTCGCCCGCTCCACCATCGTTTTCGCGAGTGACCCGGCGGCGAACCGCTCCAGGAAGTGACCCTCGATCCGTGAGCGGACTTCCGTCCACTCGCCGTACGGCATCATCCGGCCCTCGATCACCGTCGCGCCTTCCTCCTCACGGAAGGACATCGCGGCCGGCTCGGTCGCCCGATAGACGAGTTCTCCGCCGCTGAGAGTCTCCAGCTGCTCCGACTCGGTTTCGCTCACGCCCGCGCTTATCGGCTATGTCCGGCTACACGGTCTCGAGCAGAAACGCCAACACCGCCGCCTCCTCCTCGTCCAGTTCCTCGTCGAGCGTTTCCTCGTCGATGACGAACGAGACGAGTGGCCGATGCCAGCCGCCCGTCACGGCGGGGGGCTGCTCGAACTGCTGGATCGTCGGGGCGAAGACGACCGTGACGGGCGGGATGAACGGCAGCTGAAGGGTTGCCGCGCCAGCCGGCGCCAACGTGAGGTCGTAGAGAACGGTCGACGACGTGATGAAGGGGCTGCCGAGCGGTGCTGCGCCGGTGCCAGCGAGTGTCGGCGCATAGACGGCCGTCGCGGACGAGACGAACGGGACGTTCAGTGGCGCTGCGCCTGACGCGGCCAGCGTCGGGGCATACAACGTGGTCGTCGCCGCGATGAACGCGACGTCGATCTGGCTCTGCGCCGTGAGTCGACGCAGTAGAAGGCTCATGGCCTAGTAGGCGGTCAGCTCAGCCCACTTGACGAGGAACGACGCGATCCACGTGCCCGTCGCTGGGACGGTCGCGCGGATCGAGATGCCCTCGTTCTGAGCGAGCACGATCGGGTGCTCGCCAGAACCCGTGTCCGGGTTCAGCAAGTCCACGCCCGGGCCGCCGTAGCCCGTGACTGGCGAGCCAGCGGGGATGTAGAGCTGCGCGATCGCGGGCGTCGAGCCGACGTTCCCGAAGCACGCGCCCATCGGCAGCGTGTCGAACGTCTTGGTGCCCGCTGTGAGGGCGGCGGTCGTCGCCAGGCGAAAGCCGGTCGAGAACAAGGAGGCCGCCATTGCCGAGGCGCGCAACTGGAGCTGCGGATCAGCGACGGAGACGGCACCCCCGCCGCCGCCATCGATCGTCCAGGCGGTCGACCGTATGACGTTGAAGTTGTACGGGCCTGCCGCGAACGCGGTCGTGATGTTGCGGAACTCAAGCACGGCGACGTGCGTGATGACGCAGACCTTCCCGGTGGCGTCGACCCAGCGCATCTGCACGAGCTCGCCGTTGGCCGCCATGCCCGCAGCGATCGTGCCCGTGGTGAGCACCGCCCGGTAGTGGCCGAGCGCGCCGTAGTCGTGCGGCTTAGGGATGACGTGCAGGCCCTTCGCAGCGAACGCGCCGACCTCGACGACGCTACCGCCAGCTCCCTGCACCTGTAGACCGGCCATCAAGTCCTCCTAGTTCCAGACCCAGTTGACGTTGAACTGCCCCACGAACATCGGCGAGGGCTGGCGCGCCAGCCGCAGGAACGGCGACAGCAGCTTGCCGCCACCGCCGACACCGGCCTCCTTGTTCCCAGGGACGTGGGCGACAGGTTCCAGGGGCGGGATCACGTCGTTCTCATTGATCCCGAAGATGCGGATGTTGCCGTCCGAGAGGTACGTGCCCACGACTTTCATCGGCGCGACGACGTGATCCACGTCCGTGTGGTCGGCGGACGCCGCAGGCCGGATCCACGCCTCGATCGCTGACCCGGCGACGACGCCTGCTGCTGCCACGTCCACGCTCGCGACGTTCGACCCTGGGAACGCGCCGAAGTCGAGCGTGGCTGTCCCCTGGGCGCCCATCACGCGTCCTCGACCTTGCCGCGCTTGATCCGGCCCTTTGAGTCCCGCTCAAACGTGATCTTCCGCTCCGGCGACTCGACCACGGCCTCCACGTTCACCACGGGAGCCGGGGTCGTCACGTTCACCAGCGGGGCCGGCTGCTCAGGCACGTTCACCTCGACGGTCGGGGCCAGCTGCTCAGGAACCGACACCTCGACCGACGCCGGCTCGACGACGTTCGTGACGGCCACATCCGGGGCGCGCACCTCCGGATGCACGTTCACCACCGGCGCGGGGGACTCCGGGACGTTCACGACGACGGGCTGCTCAGGGACGTTCACGACTACCGTCCGCTCCGGCTGCGGGGGCATGTTCACTTCAACGGGGGCCTCAACCCGAATGGTCGGCTCCGGGACATTCACCACGACCTCCGGGACTGGGACGTTCACGATGACGGGCTGCTGGCGGACCTCGATCGGCACCTCCACCGTGGTCGGCCCGGATGGCAACTCGAGCGCACGGGCCCGCTCGAGCGCGCGCGCGGCCGACGCCTCGATCTGTGGGCTGCCGTTGCCGTTCCCGTTCGGGCCGCCGAGTGTCGCGCCGGGCGGCTGCAGCTGCACCGACACCAGGCCCGAATGGACGAGCCGGGACAGGTCGCCGGCGATCACCCCGTCCACCACCGAGTCCGGTTCGTAGCCGGCGATGATCAGCGTGTTGATCGTCGACGCGTGAACCTTCAGGATCTCCGCCGCGTCCTTCTCGTCCTCCTGCAGGAACGGGATGTCACGGTCGTCGTACCAGAGCTCAGCCCCGGCCGGGACGTCGACGATCGAAGCGAGCGAGCCGGCGATGTTCCGCCACAGCGGCCGCATCGTCCCGTCCGCGAACCGCCGGCGCGCCTGCCCGTAGTTCGAGTACGTCGCCGCCTGCAGCCCCTCCGAGAGCCCGACGATCACTGGCGGCACGCCGGCCGCCGCGGCGATCCGTGTCTCGCCGGCACCTTGCGTGATCTTGAACTCGAGCTGCCGCATGTCCGCGCCGACCACCTCGGCCTTCGCGCCGCCGCCGAGGATCAGCGTCCGGTACGCGTTCGCCAGCCCCTCGTGCTGCGTGGTGAACGACTCGCGCCAGAGCTCGAACTGCTGCTGCGAGATCTGCGGGTCGAGCGACACGACCATGTTCGGCGTCGCCCCGTTCTCGAAGAACTTCAGCTTGTGCGTCGTCGCCGCCGCGTCGGCCATGATCTCCCGGATCACCGGAGTCAGCCAAGACATGCCGCGGAAGCGCGCGACCGGGTCCGGGATCGGCGCGAAATGGCAGACCTGCTCGGGCAGCAGCACGAGCGGCTCGGCGGATGAGCGGTAGCCGCCCGGCTGGTAGATGTAGCCGATCACCTCCGCGTCGGATGCGAGCCCTGGGTCGTCCGGCTCGAGCTCGGAGCCGAGCACAATCGTCACCCAGTCCGGCCGCAGTCGCTTGATCGTGTCGCCCCGCCGGACGGCGTAGAAGTTCCCGGCCAGGTCGGCGTCCTGGATCGCCCTCGTCAGCAGATCCCCGGTGGTCGCGTTCCGCCACGGCTGCTCCAGTGGCGCCAAGGCCTCCGTCCCGAACAGGTCACCCGGCCGGCCCGAACGCCGCTGCCGGAACTGGAACCGCGCCTCGGAAAAGAGCAATAGCCGGACGAGCATGCAGGCGAAGATGACCCCGTTCGACTGGTACGCGCCCTGCACGTAGCCGGCGAACGTCGCCTCCGGCTCCTCCTGCTTCTCGCCTAGCGTCGACGAGCCTTGGATGTACGGGTACTGGTGGCCCGAGAACGTGAAGTAGTCGAGCCACTGCTGCAGCGATAGCGGCGCGGAGCGTTCCAGTTCCGGGTTGCCGCGAAGGCGGGCGAGGAGCCCCATCGCGCCCGCCTATCGGCACCCCTAGGCCCAGGCGACGAGCGGCATGGTCGACGGCAGCAGCTCGTCCTTGTGCTTCGCCCCGTACAGGCTCATCGCCCCTGCCGCGACCGCGTCGATCGGACGCTCCTGCGCTGCCTTCGACACATGCCACGACCCGTCGTCGCGCTTCCGGGCGACGCAGTTGCGGACGTGCATGGCGTACACCGGATCGTCGTCATGCGCCAGCACCGGCTCGAGGTTGATCGCATCGTAGAAGTCCGACCACGCCGCTCGCATTTCCGCCTGCGACTGCTGCATCTCGACCACGACCAGGTCGTCCTCGTCCGAGAGGCGTGAGGCCTGCGCGGTGAAGTACCGCTCGTCGAACATCACCAGCCGCACGACGTGGTCGCGCATCAGCACCGAGCGCACGAACTCGAGCACGACGTCGTTGTCTAGCCTGCCACCGGGGACGAACACGTGATGCGGCTTCTCGGCGATGCACGACCAGACCCTGGTTCGCTGCACTAGCCGACCCTCCGGGCTCGCCCACGTCCAGGCGCAGGCCGTCGTGTCACGCGTGTGCGCCGCGTCCACACCGACAACGATCTCCGCGCCCGACGGAATCTCGATCCCCGCCAGACACGCCGCCCACCGGTCCTCCGTGATCCACGTCCCGATCCCCTCAGCCCAGACGCACCCGTGCAGCTGCAGCACCTCTGCCGGCGCGAGCTCCGGGTTCTGCGCCTGCCGCGCCAGATACTCCTCGGTGATCCACGACGCCGGGTTCGCGAGCTTCATCGCCTTGACGTCCTGCGGGTCGCGTGTCGGCGCCGAGTAGTTCCACACGATCGTCTGCGCCTCCCGGTTGCGGCTGATCGTCAGTCCCGGCTGACGCTCCAACTCGCCAACCCGCTCGTTCCGGTCTATCAGCTGACCGAGAATCCCTTCCTCTCGCTCCTCCGCAGTCCCCGCCGTAGTGATCGTGATCGTCTGCGTCAGCTTCCGGGCCCCGCCGGCCGTCGTCAGCGCCGCCCACGCCTTCCGGTGCTTCGGATGCGTCCACGCGTGCAGCTCGTCGCAGATCACCAGAGACGGGTTGTACCCGTGGAGTGTTGACGGATCGGACGCCATCCGCAGGATCTTGCCGCCGCCATCCACCCGCGAGATCTCGCCCACGTGCTGCCGGACGATCAGCCGCTCGCGCAGCCAGTCGCTCTGATAGATGAAGCTCACGCACGTCTCGAACATCCGGCCGGCCTGCTTGTCCGACGCAGCGGCGAGCAGAATCTCCGGTTGGCCCGGCGTCTCGAGCAAGCGATAGAGGGACAGCGCCGCAACGAGCACCGTCTTGCCGTTCTTCCGCGGCTCCACCATGACTCCGGAGCTCCACCGAAACTCTCCGTCGCCGACCGCCTCGAGCTCGTCCGCGAAGCCGCGCTGAAAGTCCTCCAGCACGAGAG